ACACAACTTTTAGATACCTCAACTATAACTGAGTTTATTCCTTTTGAGGATTTAACTAACGAGATAGTTACTAATTGGGTTATAACTGCAATGGGTACGGAAGCGGTAGCTGCGTTGGAACTAGGTATTTTTAATACGATAGAGGAACAGGTTAACCCAACTTCTTTATCTTTAATAATAGGTCAACCTATACCACCACCAAACTAGTGGTAAAAATTATTATTAGTAGTTATATTTTTCATATCTTTGTAAAATATTAATAATTTAAATTAAATAAAATGTCAAAAAAATTAACAAAAAAAGAATTAGAAACAATTCAAGGATTAGTAAACGAGTTTAATCAAGCAAAAATTAAACTTGGAGATACAGTAATATCTCAAGCTACTTTGATAAAACAAGTAGAAGAACTTAAAGTTTCTTACGGTAAACAAGAGCAGTCTTTAATAAAAAAATACGGAGCAGATTCTGTAATAAATATTGAGACAGGAGTAATTTCTAAGGCTGAAGAAAAAGAAGAACTAACAAAAGTATAATATAATGGCAAAAATTAGCACATACCCTACATCACAACCAACTCTTAATGATATTTTAATAGGCTCGGATGCGGACAACTTGGATGTGACTAAAAACTATTTGCTTAAAGATATTATAGCATTAATTCCCGGAGGAAGTCTTAGTGTTCAGTCGCTAAACACTTTAACGGGAGTTGTTACTATAAATGGTTTAGGTGGTATTACGGTTACTGAGACAGGTAGTGTTATATCTATTGATGGAAGTAATGCAGGAAGCATAAGTAGCTTAACCACAAATGGAACTTCAGGAGATGCTGACTTAACAGCAGGAGTATTAAATATTCCTAACTATGGAGCAGGACAATTTTCAAGTCTAACTACATTAGGCAATAGTGGGTCTTCTACATTAGTAGCAGGAGTATTAAACGTTCCTCAGTATCAGAGGGCTATTACTGTAACAACAAGTGGTTCGGGTGCGGCTAGTCTTATAGGTGCTAACTTAAACATACCTTACGAGTCTATATCTCTAACGACATTAGGCAANAGCGGTTTGGCTACATTTACAGGAAACGTATTAAACGTTCCTCAGTATCAGAGGGCTATTACTGTAACAACAAATGGCTCAGGTGCTGCTAGTCTTATAGGTGCTAACTTAAACATACCTCTTGAAACTATATCTATAACAACATTAGGTAACAGCGGTTTGGCTACATTTACAGGAAATGTATTAAACGTTCCTGCATACCAAAGAGCGGTAACTGTGACAACAGGTGGTTCGGGTGCGGCTAGTTTAGTAGGAGCTAATCTAAACATACCTTACGAGTCTATTAGCTTAACAACATTAGGTACAACCGGTTTGGCTACCCTTACAGGAAACGTATTAAACGTTCCTCAGTATCAAAGACAGGTTACTGTAACAACAGGTGGCTCAGGTGCTGCTAGTCTTATAGGAGCTAACTTAAATATACCTTATTTAAATTCATATAACACAGGAGCACCTACAGTTGTAAGTGCATCATCAGGAGGTAGTTCGTCTATTCCTACGGCACTTTCAACAGGGGCTACAGTAAATATGTATTCAGGTACTTGGTCAGGAGGTAATGGTGACTACACTCTTACATTGCCATCTGCAACAACAGATTCTTACAGAAGTATTAGAGTAATTACTGACGGAACTTTTATAAACACTACTATGAGAATTTTATTAACTCCTGTATTTGGACAGACTATAAATGGAGCATCTTCTGTAATACTAAATAAAACATATAGTGGTATATTAGTTTGGTCTGATGGTTCAAATTGGAGGGTAATCCAAGAAATATCATAATAAATGGATATAAGAAAAATAGCCGTTGGCCCTGATTACAAGTCAGGAGCAATGCATTATATAGCAGGTCAAGAAGTTTTAGGTAGCACATCAGTTATTCATCTTATAAAATATAATGAATCATCGGATTCTTTTGAGATTTGGATTAAATCAAAAGATAAACACGAAGTTATTTTATGGAAAAGGTTTGTAAATATGCCTGTGTCTATAGAGTTCAATGTGAATTTTTAGAATCAAATTAAATAATGAAATCACCGTTTTTTTTTATAGTTACTCCTTCTAAAGGTAGACGATACAATAACACCAAAGATATTGGTGGGATTGAGTTTATAACAAGCACATCCGAAGAAGACCATAAGTTCTCTAATCGAGAGGCTATAGTTATGGAAGTCCCACTAGGGTATGACGGCCCAATAAAAAAAGGTTATAAGCTTCTTGTACACCACAACGTATTTAAATTTTACAACGACATTAAGGGTGCTAGAAAAAGCGGTAGAAGTTTTTTTAAGGACAACTTGTTTTTTATAGAGCCTGACCAATTTTTTTTATATAACGATGGAAAAAAATGGAATACATATGATAGGTATTGTTTTATTAAACCTATACCAAAAGAAGATTCGTATCTTTATAAGAACACAAAAGAAGAACCCCTAGTTGGATTAGTTAAGTATCCTAATAAATACTTGATTAGTAAAGGTGTTAATAAAGGTGATAAGGTTTGCTTTCAGCCTGACAGCGAATATGAGTTTGAGGTTGATGGCGAAAAGTTATACCGTATGTATGACCATCAAATAACTGTAATATTATGAGAAAAGATTGGCAAGATATTCTATACGATGAAATAAAGGATGACGAAGATTTTGATTTCTTTGGTCATAAATTAAGAAAATCTAAAAGGATTAAAGATGACATCAAAAGAAACAAAGCTAAAGATAATAAAGGCAGGGCACAAGGCGGTGGAGCAATTAATAAAGGTAGCTGAAGAGAAGATTATTAAGCACGACCCTGAAGACGCTCTGTCTGCGGATAGATTAAAAAATGCAGCTGCTACTAAAAAGTTGGCAATATTTGATGCGTTTGAAATTCTAAAAAGAATAGAAGAAGAACAAAAAGAAATAGAAGTTTCTGAAAAAGGGGCAAGTAAAACTGATACTAAACAAGGATTTGCAGAACGAAGGTCAAGAGGATAACTTATATATCGTAATAAAAGACTTTATTCCGAAGTCTGTGCTTACCAATAAAAACAAAGGTAAGTCGTGGGAGTATGGCTATAATATAAAGTATAACTTTATTGTCATATCAAAGGATGGAACTCTTGGAGATGTAGTAAGCATTCGTGGTCTAGTAATTGGACTTCCGGCTTCTCCAAAGTCTTGTTGGTCAAGGTCTAAGAAAAAAGAGGAGCAGTATTGGGAAAGGCAGGAGTTACCTAAAGAGCTGTCTAAAATTAAATCTATATTCCAATGGAATGAGTTACCATCAGACTTTAAAGACAGGCACGTTGACTACATTGAGCAGGAGTTTGATTACAGGGAGAGTGGGATGTTTTTTAAAAATAATGGCACATCTTCTTATATAACAGGCTCTCATTATATGTATCTACAATGGACATCAATAGATGTAGGTTATCCTGACTTTAGGGAAGCAAATAGAATTTTTTGGATTTATTGGGAAGCTTGTAGGGCTGACAAAAGAAGTTTTGGAATGGATTATTTAAAGATAAGGCGTTCAGGGTTTTCTTTTATGGGGTCTTCTGAGTGTATAAATGTAGGTACTTTAGCAAGAGACTCAAGGGTTGGTATACTATCTAAGACAGGTAGTGACTCTAAGAAAATGTTTACAGACAAGGTTGTCCCTATAAATAGTAGGCTTCCTTTTTTCTTTAAACCTATTATGGATGGTATGGATAAGCCAAAGACTGAGTTGGCGTTTAGAATACCTGCATCAAAGATTACAAAGAAAAATATGTTTACGGTTCTTAATGATGATATGGAAGGTCTTGACACAACAATCGATTGGAAGAATACGGATGACAACTCTTATGATGGTGAAAAACTATTATTATTAGTACACGATGAGAGTGGTAAGTGGGTTAAGCCTAATAATATATTAAACAATTGGCGAGTTACAAAAACTTGTTTACGTTTGGGTAGCAAGATTATAGGTAAGTGTATGATGGGTTCAACCTCAAATGCATTAAGCAAGGGTGGTGGCAACTTTAAGAAGTTATATGAGGACTCAGATATTAATAGCCGTAACAGAAACGGTCAAACCAAAAGCGGTATGTATTCGCTTTTTATTCCAATGGAATGGAATATGGAAGGATTCATTGATAGGTTTGGGTTTCCTGTATTATATAATCCTGATAAACCTGTATTAGGTATTGACAATGAGATGATTACTCAAGGAGCAATTGACTATTGGCAGGCAGAAGTAGACTCTTTAAAAGACGATGCCGATGCATTGAATGAATTTTATAGACAGTTTCCTAGAACAGAATCTCACGCTTTTAGAGATGAAAGTAAGCAGTCATTGTTTAATCTAACAAAGATATACCAACAAATTGATTATAATGATAGTTTAATAACAGAGCATCACGTTACTCGTGGCTCATTTTCTTGGAAAGATGGTGTAAAAGATACTAAGGTTGTTTGGAGTCCTAATAAGAACGGTAGATTTCTTGTAAGTTGGACTCCTAGTGGAACTTTGCAAAACAGAATAGAAACTAGGAATGGAAAGAAGTGGCCCGGTAACGAGCATATTGGTGCTTTTGGTTGTGATAGTTATGACATTTCAGGAGTAGTTGGAGGGGGTGGTTCTAATGGAGCATTACACGGACTTACTAAGTTTAGTATGGAAGACGCACCTAGTAATGAATTTTTTTTAGAGTATATATCAAGACCTCAAACAGCAGAGATATTCTTCGAGGATGTTTTAATGGCTTGTGTTTTTTATGGTATGCCTATACTTTGTGAGAATAATAAACCAAGACTTTTGTATCACTTTAAGAATAGAGGTTATAGGGGATATAGTATGAATAGACCTGATAAGGTGTTTAATAAACTTTCTAAAACAGAAAAAGAATTAGGAGGAATACCTAACTCAAGTGAAGATATAAAGCAGGCACACGCATCCGCAATTGAGTCTTACATTGAAAAATATATAGGCTTTGGTTCTGAGGTTGGTAATAGAGATGAAGATGACATTGGCTCAATGCCTTTTATTAGAACTCTTAATGATTGGTCTAGGTTTGATATTAGTAATAGAACTAATTTTGATGCTAGTATATCTTCAGGATTGGCAATAATGGCCTGTCAAAAACACCTATATCAACCTACTAAAAAAGAGTCGAAAATAATCATTAACTTTGCGAGATATAATAACAAGGGAACAATAAGCGAATATATTCAATGAGAGATGTTAATGTAAACATAACATCGACAGGTTTTCCAAGTCAATTTGTATCTGATTCTGAGAAGAAGACTGATGTGTTTGGCTTACAAGTCGGTCAGGCTATTCAGTACGAATGGTTTAAGAAAGACGGGACTCAATGTAGATTCTATGACCAATGGAGAACTTTCCATAGGCTTAGACTTTACGCAAGGGGGGAGCAACCTGTTGGTAAATATAAAAACGAATTAGCAATAGATGGGGACTTAAGTTATCTTAACCTAGATTGGACACCTGTTCCTATACTTCCTAAATTCGTAGATATCGTAGTTAATGGGATGTCTGACAGATTATTTAAAGTTAAAGCCTTTGCACAGGACGCAATGTCTCAGCAAAAACGAAGCAAGTATCAAGACCTTATTGAAGGACAGATGGTTGCTAAACCTATTCTAGAAACAATTCAAAAAAAAACAGGAGCAAATCCTTTTGTTACTTCGCCTGAAGAATTACCTGAATCAGATGAGGAGTTGGCTTTGTATATGCAGTTAAATTACAAGCCTGCAATTGAGATTGCGGAAGAGCAAGCTGTTAATACTATTTTTGAAGACAATCATTATGTAGACACTAGAAAAAGATTTGACTATGACCAAACAGTTATAGGTATCTCTGTAGGTAAGCACGAGTTTCTTCCCGGTTCAGGAGTTAAGATTAGTTATGTAGACCCTGCAAATGTAGTATACAGTTATACTGAAGACCCACACTTTAAAGATTGTTTTTATTGGGGAGAGGTTAAGACAGTTCCTATTACAGATTTAATGAAAATTGACCAATCTTTGACTAATGAGGATTTAGAAATAATTTCTAAAAGCTCACAGGGGTGGATGGATTATTACAATACAGCACAGTATTACGATAATGATATATTTTATAGAGACACTTGTACTTTAATGTACTTCAACTACAAAACAACAAACACGTTTACTTATAAGAAAAAGATAAATGATTCCGGTGCAATAAAAATGGTTCAAAAGGATGACACATTTAATCCACCCGAAGATATGCTTAACGAAGGAAACTTTGAAAAGGTATCTAAAACAATTGATGTATGGTATGAGGGTATAATGGTTATGGGTACAAACATATTATTGAAGTGGGAGATGGCTGAAAATATGGTTAGACCTAAGTCAGCATCTCAGCACGCTATACCAAATTATGTAGCGGTAGCACCTCGTATGTACAAGGGTGTTATTGAATCTTTGGTTAGACGAATGATACCATTCGCTGACCTTATTCAGATTACTCATTTAAAACTTCAGCAGGTTATATCTAAGGTTGTTCCTGATGGTGTGTTTATTGATGCCGATGGATTAAATGAAGTAGACTTGGGTA